TGTAGAGTATATGCACCGTGGGGTAGCAACTCGTACCTTCGCTAGAGGTTTCAACTTATCTGACGATGTTGAAGTTGGGGAAGTTAAATTTGAAAATGGTATGTTGATTGTTGATCTGAAGAGAATAATTCCAGAGCATCAAAAATTAAAAACATATGACATTAGATAAATAGAATTGAATATCGTCGCCGCAGAGGGGCAACTGGCAAAAACCAGTTGACGCCCCTCTTTTTTTATGGTACAATAAATCAGAGTTAGAACCGTCTATGAATTTACATGTAATCGAATTAATCAATGATAAAATCATTATAGCCGACGTAGAAGAACTCGATGAAGAACCGTCATGTTTTTTGAAAAACTGTAGGGAAATCATTGACGTTGATGGTACAATAACATTCAGGAAGTGGCCTTTATATACTGATGAATCTGATACGTTGATCTATTCAAAACGTATCATATCAATATCCACACCATCTGACGAAGTAGCATCTCTTTATAAGCAATCAGTTAATTCATGAATTTTTATACAAACGTTCAACTAGTAGGGAATCAAATTCTTTATCGTGGATATCGACATGGTGAACGTGTCATGTATCGCGATAAAATTAATCCTGTACTTTTTGTTACTTCTCAAAAAGAAACAAAGTTTAAAACACTGGATGAAAAGTATGTAAAACCAATCAAGTTCCTTACTCCAAGAGAAGCAAGGGACTTCATGAAAAAGTATTCTGAAGTTGATAACTTTGATGTGTACGGATACGAAAGATTTTTGTATCAGTATATTGCTGATGAGTATCCACAAGATGAAATTAAATTTGATATGTCGGTGATGAATATCATCAGTCTTGACATTGAGGTTGAGTGTGAAAATGGATTCCCTGATGTAGAGAGTGCTTCAGAATCTATTCTTTGTATTACTATCAAAGATATGAATACAAAGAAACTAATTGTGTGGGGCACTAGAGAGTATGAAAACAGTCGTGATGATGTTGAGTTTATATATTGTCATGGTGAGAAAGATCTTCTAAATAAATTTTTGAGTCATTGGGTTCAGAATACACCAGATGTTATTACTGGGTGGAATGTATATCTATACGATATTCCATATATCTGTCGTAGATTAGAACGAGTACTTACTGAGAAACATATGCGTTCTCTTTCTCCATGGAACTTAATCAATTATAGAGAGTTCGAGATCCATGGAAGAAAAAATATTGCTTATGATCTTGGTGGAGTTTCTTGTTTAGACTATCTTGATCTCTACAAAAAATTTACTTATTCTAATCAAGAATCATATCGTCTAGATCATATTGCTTTTGTTGAACTGGGACAACGTAAGTTGGATCACTCTGAATTTGAGAACTTCAAAGCTTTCTATACGAACAACTGGCAAAAGTTTATTGACTATAACATCATTGACGTAGAACTTGTTGACCGTTTGGAAGACAAGATGAAATTGATTGAGTTATGTCTAACGATGGCATATGACGCAAAAGAAAATTATGAAGATGTATATTCACAGGTAAAAACTTGGGATAACATTATCTTCAATTATCTAAAGAAGGATAATATTGTTGTTCCTCCAAAAATTACACATAGGAAAGATTCTGCATACGCTGGTGCATATGTCAAAGAACCAAAAGTAGGACGTTATGATTGGGTTGTAAGTTTTGACTTAAACTCTCTATATCCTCACTTGATTATGCAGTACAACATTTCACCTGAGACATTAGTTGAAGACAAACATCCCACAGTTACTGTAGATAAAATCCTGAGTGAACCTATTGTCTATGATGAGAAGTATTCTCTATGTGCAAATGGTGCTCAGTATAGGAAAGACTTCCAAGGATTTCTTCCTAAGTTGATGCAGAAAATGTATGATGATCGTGTCATCTTCAAGAAGAAAATGCTTATTGCAAAACAAGCATATGAGAATACACCTTCTACAGATCTGTCTAAGGAAATTTCTCGTTGTAATAACATCCAGATGGCAAAGAAGATCTCTTTGAACTCTGCTTATGGTGCTATTGGTAATGAATACTTTAGGTATTTTCGAATTGCAAATGCAGAAGCAATCACTCTGTCTGGTCAGGTTTCCATCAGATGGATTGAAATTAAGATGAATAGTTATCTAAATAAACTATTAAAAACCGATGGAGTAGATTATGTTATTGCTTCTGATACCGATAGTATCTATCTTAATATGGGTCCTGTTGTTGATCACATATACAAAGGGAGAAAGGCTTCTAATGATAAGATTGTTACGTTCCTTGACAAGATCTGTCAACTGGAACTTGAAAAGTATATTGAAAGTTCTTATGAAACGTTGGCCCAAAAGGTAAACGCATATGATCAGAAGATGCAGATGAAACGGGAGAACATTGCTGACCGTGGAATCTGGACTGCTAAGAAGAGATATATTCTTAATGTGTGGGACAGTGAAGGTGTTAGATATGAAAAACCAAAACTTAAGATCATGGGTCTTGAGACTGCAAGATCTTCAACTCCTGCATTCTTCAGAGATAAGTTGAAGAAAGCATTTACTATCATCATCAACAATACTAATGATGATCTAATTTCATTTATTGATGATGTTCGTAAAGAATCTAGAGGACAAGGTGTTGAAAACATTTCATTCCCACGAGGATGTAATGGACTTGATAAGTACAAAAGTTCTGCTGACTTATACAAGAAAGGTACACCAATTCAAGTTCGTGGTGCTATTCTATACAATCACTTTATCGTTAAATTGAAACTGCAGAATAAGTATCCATTGATTCAGGAAGGTGAGAAAATCAAGTTTGTATACTTGAAGACTCCAAATCCAATTGGTGAGAATATTATTGCTTATCTACAAACTCTACCCAAAGAGATGAACCTAGATAAGTATATTGATTATGATCGACAATTCGAAAAGAGTTTTGTCGAACCATTGAAGAACGTAGTAGAAACCATCGGGTGGCAAGTTGAGAGACGTGGTAGTCTTGAATCTTTCTTCGTTTGATGGTAGAATAATTTTAAAAGGAGTATTTTATGAGTTTTCTTAAGTCTGTAATTTCTGAACTAGACAATGAATATGCATCAGTCATTGAAGATGGAGTTGTATCTGGTGATTGTGATTCATTTATCGATACCGGTTCATATATTTTCAATGCATTATTGAGTGGTAGTATCCATGGAGGACTGCCATCAAATAAAATTACTGCATTAGCAGGAGAATCTAGTACAGGTAAAACATTTTTTGCGTTATCTATTGTTAGAAACTTCCTGGAACAAAATCCTACTGGTGAAGTAATCTATTTTGAATCTGAGTCTGCTATTACCAAAAGTATGATGAAGGAGAGGAACATTGATACTGCTCGTATCGGGTTGGTTCCTGTGACAACTGTACAAGAGTTCCGTACTCAATCAATTAAAGTTGTTGATGAATACATGAAAGTTAAAAAGGCTGATAGACCTCCTCTGTTGTTTGTTCTTGATTCGCTTGGTATGCTTTCAACGACCAAGGAAGTACAGGACGCTACAGACGGTAAGGAGACCAGGGACATGACAAGGGCACAAGTCATCAAATCTATTTTCAGGATCCTGTCACTTAAGCTAGGGACTGCAGGCATCCCTCTGATCGTCACCAACCACACGTATGATGTCGTGGGGTCTTACGTCCCTATGAAAGAGATGGGAGGGGGTTCTGGACTCAAGTACGCCGCTTCTACAATCATCTTTTTATCCAAGTCAAAGGAGAAGGACGGTACTGAAGTTGTGGGTAATATTGTAAAGTGTAAAACTTTCAAGTCTAGGTTTACTAAAGAAAATTCTCTTGTAGAAACCCGTTTGTTCTATGACCAGCGTGGTCTTGATAAGTACTATGGACTTCTTGAACTTGGTGAGAAGTATGATGTCTTTACTAAGTCCGGTGGACGATATGAAATGAACGGTATTAAAACCTATGCAAAAACTATTCTATCAGATCCATCCAAATACTTTACTCCAGAGATCATGCAAGCGCTTGACGAATGCGCTAAGAAGGAGTATAGTTATGGTTCCTTTGATGGTGACGGTGAATGAATGATAGGATAGAGCACAAGATACTTTCAAATTTAATCTTTACTGAAGATTATATGAGGAAGGTTATTCCTTTCATTAAAGATAGTTACTTTGATGTATATTCGGAAAAAATTATTTTTAGTGAGATTAATAATTACATTGTAAAGTATAGTACTCCTCCTACTCAATCAATCCTAAGCATTGAAATTGAGAATCGTAAAGATATATCAGAAGAAATATTTAATGAGTGTATTGTTAAACTCAATGACTTTCGTGAAGAAAAAATAGAACAACAGTGGTTAATTGATACTACAGAGAAGTGGTGTAAAGAGAGGGCAGTTTATCTTGCTCTCATGGAATCTGTAAAGATTGCAGATGGTAATGATAAGACCAGAAGTCGTGATGCAATTCCATCTATCTTATCTGAGGCATTGAGTGTATCATTTGATGATCATGTTGGACATGATTACTTTCTTGATGCGGCTGCTCGTTATGAGTTCTATCATCGTAAAGAAGATAAACTACCATTTGATCTTGATTTGTTTAACAAAATTACTAAGGGTGGACTTCCACGTAAGACTCTTAATATTGCTCTTGCAGGAACTGGTGTTGGTAAGTCATTGTTTATGTGTCACCAAGCATCTGCTTGTTTGTTGGAAGGTAAAAATGTTTTATACATTACCCTTGAGATGGCAGAAGAAAGAATTGCAGAACGTATTGATGCAAATCTTTTCAACCAAGATATCAGATCTTTGGTTGATCTTGCCAAACCAATGTATGATACCAAGGTAGAAAAGATAATGAAGAAGACACAAGGAAGTCTTATCATCAAAGAGTATCCTACTGCTTCAGCACACTCAGGACATTTTGCAAGTTTATTAAGTGAACTTGCTCTCAAGAAAGGTTTTGCTCCTGATATTATTTTTATTGATTATCTTAATATTTGTTCCTCGTCGCGTTACAAAGGATCTTCCAATATTAATTCCTATACTCTCGTTAAGTCGATTGCAGAAGAACTTAGGGGACTTGCTGTAGAACATAATGTTCCAATTGTATCTGCTACGCAGACGACTCGTTCTGGGTATGGTAGTTCTGATGTGGATCTTACAGATACTTCAGAATCTTTTGGTCTTCCTGCTACCGCTGATCTTATGTTCGCTCTTATTTCTACTGAGGAATTGGAGGAGATGAATCAAATTATGGTTAAACAATTGAAGAATAGATATAATGATTCAAATATATTCAAGAGATTTGTCATAGGTATTGACAGATCCAAGATGAAGTTGTATGATGTAGAGAACAGTGCTCAACAAAACATTGTTGATTCTGGCCAGGAAGACGATCATACTGATCGTCTAGATAAAAAATTCCGTAGTTTTGAAGGTTTTAAAGTATGACACAAACAATTAATCTTTTTGATCCAGACACTGGTGACACATTAGAAAATGTTCCTGTGAATGAACCAAGTAAGAAAGTAAACACTGACGCATATCTTGAGTTTGTGAATGCCGTTACATCCGATCAAAGTAAAGATGCTGATGCTTTTGAGTATCGTATCCAAGAACTTCGTGGAGAAGGATTTGAAACACATCGACTTCTGACTGCTGCTGTAGGGATGTCTGCAGAAGCAGGTGAGTTTACTGAAGTTGTAAAGAAGATTATCTTTCAAGGTAAACCAGTCAACGAAGAGAACATGTTTCATTTGAAACGAGAACTTGGAGACATCATGTGGTATGTTGCACAAGCATGTATGGGTCTCAATGTTTCTCTTGATGAAGTGATTGAGATGAACGTGGATAAACTCAAAGCACGTTATCCTGGTGGTGAGTTTGATGTTCATCAGTCAGAGAACCGTAGACAAGGGGATGTATAATAAATAGAGGGGAAGAACTCCCCTCTTTTTTAATGGCTACTCAATCTGATCATGTAAATAAGGTATATAAGATTGAGAAAGCAATCAGAAGTTTTCCAATAGATCTTGAGATATCTGGAAAAACCACACAAAAATATTTAATAAAATGGGACACTGCAATAAAACGTGCAGATATTGACGAAGGTTATCCTGCATTAATAAAAAAATTAGACGAACTTAAAATAAAATATACCAAGTCAATTGGTGGTAGTATAGATGATATTTTAATAGATCTTCCAGCAGTTCCAAAATTAGCATCTAAAATTAGATTAGTTTTTAAATATAAAACTAAAGGAGTTTCATTTAATGATGCTTACAAAACAAATATGGGTGAATCTTTGGTTGCTTGGAAATTAGCTTATTTGATTAATGGTGGAACATCTGAGTTAACTTCTGAATCTATTTCTCCAGGATCTGATAGTTATAAAGATTTTAATTCTAAAATAGGTAATCATGTAAGTACTTGGAATGATACTAAGTTAATGGATGATTGTAGAATATGGTTTGCTACAGATCCAGAGTGGCAAAAAAGTATTAATGTATCCGCAAATATTTTAAAAAAGAATGTAACATTTAAAAAATCTGGATCTTGGATAATTGACAGACCAGATAATTTATCATCGCAACATGATCCATATAACATTTATACAAAAGTAGCTTCTAAATTAACGATGAAACCAAATAATGACAAGTGGAATCCTGGTGATATTTGGTTTATAAATTCTACAGGAAAAACTAAGTTAAGTAATTATAGCAGAGATACAACTGGAATAAAAGATTCTGCGGATTCATTAAATGCTTTAAATAAATTAAATGGATTGTTAATAGAACAATATAATGAAGGAAATATAATTGCAATGTCTCTCAAAAAACTTGGTAATGTTGCTGGGGGATATAATGTTCAATATAAATTGGTAAATGCTAAAAATTATTTTGATGAAGAAGTGATGATGGATCCAATAAAACAAATTATATTATCTCCATCAAACCAAGACGTTCAAATTTATTTGAAACTTAGAAAAGTTGAACGTGATCCAAAGACAGAAAAAATTACAAAAAGATATTCATTCTACCCACAAGAAACGTTTTTAAAATTGAAGACACTATCTGGTGGATATAGATTAGAGCTGTATATAAGTGGAACTGAAGCCAGACATGGTTCTTTGGGTACAAAAGCATATATGTCTGCAATATATAATACAGATAAGACTGGAATTGATAATCTCAATAAAATGAGAGAGTCATATTCCAATCTAAAATTTGGTAAAAATAAAACAGATCAATTTTTAGCGTTTGATATAACTAAGGATAAAGATTCTTCATTGACAAATTTAATTAATTCATATTTATCTGAAGTTTTTAATTATGTAAATTCATCTAATCATGTTTTTGAAAAACACGATTTAAAATGGTTGCAAAGTAAAGTAGTTGCTTCTGAATTAGGATATGTCATCAAAGCGTCTGGAAATAAAAAAAGACTTGATGCAATATGTGAAAATTTATATAGAGTTGCTGCTAGTAGAGGAACTGTTTATGGAACCACTGCTGAAGTAAAAAAAATTATTTCTAAAAAAGACCCAACACTATCTGGACTTGGACAAAGAGAAATAGTTATGAACTCTTCTATCCATGCAAAAGTTTATTAAGACAGTTTACAAGCTGTCCATTTACTGTTCTATCCCCTTAAAAATCTAGTATAATAAGAGTATGGCAAAAAACACTCACCTAGAACACCTTGAAGATGACATCCTCAACCTTGGAAGTGAGGGTGGAAAATCTGCTATTGCTTTTTTAAAGTCTCTTGGTCAGATGCTAACCCAAGGAGATAACCAAAAATCATTGAGTGTTACTACAAAATGGGATGGAGCCCCTGCAGTTATTTGTGGAATTAATCCAGAAAATAATTATTTTTTTGTTGGTAATAAATCTGTATTTGCTAAAACTCAACCAAAGCTTTGCTATTCCGATGAAATAGTAGATGATTTATATCCTTCTAGTGGACTCAATCAAATCCTTAAAGATTGTTTGAAATATCTTTCACAGTTAAATATAAAAGGTGTTATCCAAGGTGATCTTCTTTTCACTGAAAACACCAAAACAGTTACTAACGTTGGTGGAAAACGTTGTGTAACATTTACTCCTAATACTATTACATATGCAATACCGTTGGATACAGACCTTGGTCAACGT